AGAGGATGGGCTATTTGCAAAGCTGGCGATGGGGTTGCAGGAGCGCAACCAGGCGAGGCGCGATTCCGTTGATGCTCGCGTTCAGAAAGCCGCAGAGATTGCCAATGCAGTGGATGGCCCGTGCATAGTTTGGTGCCACCTGAATGACGAAAGCGCAAAACTCGAAACCCTGATCAATGGCGGCGTTCAGGTGTATGGGTCAATGTCGCCGGATGTGAAGGAAAGGCTGATCACAGGGTTTTCAACTGGCGAGGTAACGACACTGATTACCAAGCCAAAGATCGCAGGCTTCGGCCTGAATTGGCAGCACTGCAATCACATGGTATTTGTCGGGCTGTCTGACTCGTGGGAGTCGTTCTATCAAGCGGTTAGGAGGTGCTGGCGGTTTGGTCAGGATAAGCCCGTAACCGTTCACATCGTCACTGCCGATACCGAGGGCGCTGTGCTGGAAAACATCCGGCGCAAGCAGGCTCAGAACGAAGAAATGAAAAAGGAAATGGCGGCAATCATGCACGACTTTACGATTGCTGAAATTAAAGGCGCTATTTCTGAAAAAACCGACTACGTGCCAGTTGAAACAATGAGGATAGCGTCATGGATGTAATCGACCAAAGCATTACCGAGAACTATGCCGTATACAATGCGGATACCGTCACTGTAGCGCAATCGTTGCCAAGTGAGTCTGTCGGGTTTTCAGTGTTCAGTCCTCCATTCGCCTCGCTGTACACCTACAGCAACTCGGAGCGTGATATGGGTAATGTCAAAACCCATGATGAATTCTGGCAGCAATACCGCTACCTGATAACGGAGCAGTTTCGTGTGATGAAGCCCGGTCGCAATATAGCCATCCACTGCATGAACCTGCCAAGCTCAAAACAGAACGATGGTTTTATCGGTATCAAGGACTTTCGCGGCGACATTATCCGCGAGTATCAGGCACAAGGGTTTATCTACCACTCCGAGGTGTGCATCTGGAAAGACCCTGTAGTTGCAATGCAGCGCACCAAGGCGCTCGGTTTGCTTCACAAGCAGGTTAAGAAAGATTCCTGCATGTCACGCATGGGCCTTGCTGATTACGTCGTGGTGATGCGCAAGCCGGGCGAGAACGCAGATCCAATCAGCGGGGAATTCAAGTATTACGTCGGCGACAATCCGCCCGCCACGTTTGACCGCTTCGAGCGCGACGATGGGCGATTGTATTTTGTGCCGGGTCACAGCGGCACCAGTATTGACGTTTGGCAGCAATACGCATCACCGGTTTGGGATGATATCAACCAGACGGATACCTTGAATTTCAGGGAAGGCCGAGACAACGACGACGAGCGCCACATATGCCCTTTGCAATTGGATGTTATCGAGCGGTGCATTCAGTTGTGGAGCAACCCCGGCGATGTGGTTTGGACGCCGTTTATGGGCATTGGCTCCGAGGTCTACATGGCTGTGAAACTTGGCAGGAAGGGTTTGGGTGTGGAGCTAAAACCAAGTTACTACCAGCTCGCACTGCGCAACATTGAGCAGGCCGACAAGAACCAATACGAAATGTTCGCAGCATAGAGGCCACACCATGACTGAAGCACAAGCGGATAAGCTAATCAGGATACTGGTGGAGATATCGCACTCCCTAGAAACCATCGCAGACGCTGTGGAGGCTGCTGCGGCGGCGATCCCGAATGACGAGGAGGGATAGATGGACGAATCTCACATCGCATTGGGCATCGCCTTGATAGCCCTGATAGGATATTGGATATGGTACGGGCTTCAGTGAAAGACTTCACCCTATCCCCGCATAACCTGCAATCGCTAATCAACGCCTTGCAGGATGAGCTACAGAGCACGCCTTTGCTGTTGGTCACGACTAGCGACCCATCGACCGGCAAGTGGGGCATGGCGAAGCTGTGGCGTGCGTGGATGGCGACAAGTGGCGAGTGGATGGCGCAGCAAGGGGCCACAATGCCGCTCTGCTTGCGAGAGGATGGAACCGCATGGGGTAGCCGCCCGTTCAACGCAAACGACGCGCACGAGCTGTTTACGATGCGGTGGCTAGGCTCAGACTCAACCGGCACGCGCCTAAGTTGGGCTAAGGCAGACCATGACGGCATGAGGGCTGCGACTAGAGGTGAACGCTACCACGCGATGGTTCAGCACGAAGCATGGGCAGGGGATAGGGGAATCATTTTAATCAAGCCGAGAGACTCGGAATATTCTGAAATGGAAAGGGAGCAGAACGCATGAGATCACTATCACCCCAAGACATCATGGCGAGAATAGCAGTCGCGGAGATTGAAAGCCCGATTGCGGTATATTTGAACCCCGATGGCACCTATGACGCCCGATTCGCCGCGCCGCTGCTGACCAGTCTGGACATTGACCGCAGGCCATACAACCTGGTTGGCGTGTACACCCGGCACAGCAACCAACACGAGATTCTGGCCAGCATGGGCTACGTCAAGCCCCCGACCGGGAGAAAGCGCGGGCCAAAGGTCAAGCGTGGCTGGTACGATATCGTCAGCATTCCGTTTACGGGTGCGCTGTGAGCGATGACCTGTCCACCAAAGCGTGCCCAGAGTGCGGCGGCAAGGCCATAGAGTGGATAACCCTGTCTAACCCAAAACTCCGGCATGGATGGACGTGCATTGTGTGTGGGAATTACGATCAGGCTACAGGACGGGAGCGAATAGTTGAAAACCCCAAAGCCTAAGACCTGCAAGAACCCGGCTTGCGGGAAGCGGTATGCGCCCCGCCCCGGTGCGTCGTCCCTAGAGACATGGTGTGATGTTGACTGCGGTATTGCCATTGCTAGGATACGGCAGGCAAAGCAGGCAAAAAAGAATCAGGTGAAGCGGGACAAGCAGCGAAAAGCAATGTTATCCCAATGGCGCAAGGAGGCCGCTGAGTCACGCTCTAACTACCGCAGGGGTAGGGCCAAGTCAGGGCCGGAGCGTCAAGCACAGGACGCCGTGAACGCCTACGTGGTGCTCCGAGACGCCGACAAGCCGTGCATTGTCCACGGTTACGAGTGTCCTCACGCAAACGCGGGGTTCCACGCCGGTCATTTCAGGCCGGTCGGGGCAGCGCCTGAGTTGAGATACAACACGTGGAACATTTACAAGCAGTGCGGCATATCGAACATGGGAAGCCAAAACAAAGCCAAGTGGGGCGCATCCACTGACCAGCTCTATGAAGCCAACCTGATAACCCGAATTGGGCAGGCAAAAGTTGATTGGCTAAAGGGGCCGCACAAACCCTTGCAACCGAGTGCTGAGTACCTTTTCAGGGTCAAGTCTATATTCCGGCGCAGGATTCGACACATTCAAAAACTAAGGGGGGTATTATGAGTTTTATAGAATTGCTTTTGCTTATGGTGCTGTTCCCGGTGCTGATAATTATGGGGATAGCAGCGGCAGGCATTGGAATGGCTGTTCTAGCTATGGTTTTCGAGTGGGCGATGGGAACAATAGCCCAAATTGCACGATACATGCGCGGCAATGGATAAGATTTGCCCCGCCGGTGATCAGACCTTAAGGGCAGTAAGCGAGACAGGTGGAGCGTTTACCACCGGAAACACTAGACTTGCATAATAATTCTAGCACTGGGGAGGCAAAATCTAAAGGCTAAAATGGCCGGTATTAGCACTAGTGACTGACTGACTACTGACTGGCGACTATTCCGCTAGACACAACCCCAAGCATGTGCAATTATGTGCAGAACACTGCGCAGAGTACGTGCTATGCCCGCAGACCGTTCAAAAAACAAATTGCTTACGTCGGAGCAACTCAAGCAGCGCATAAGCAAAATCGTGCGCGATACTCCAATCCTCGCAGAGCATGACCGGGCAGTAAAAAAGTCCAGAGCAAAGCCCGATGCCAGCCGGTAGGCCATCGCTTTATACCCCTGAACTGCTTGAGCAGGCAGAGTCATACTTACACAATTGGCAAGACCAAGGCGACCAAATGCCAAGCATTGCGGGGCTTGCTGTATTCCTTAACGTTCGTAGGGGTACATGCCATAGGTGGGCAAAAGAGGAAGGGAAAGAGCAATTTAGTGACATCTTAGACGCAATCATGGACAGGCAGGAGCAAGTCCTGTTCAACAAAGGGTTAATCGGCGACTTCAACAGCACTATAGCAAAGCTCGCACTGACCAAACACGACTACTCCGACAAGGTAGACGGAACGCTGTCAGGCGGCGAGAACCCGCTAACCATTCAAATGCCTTGGCAGGTAACAGGTGTCAGGGGTCAGTAAGCGTCAGCATGTAGGGCTTGAGGTAGCGGCACCGCTGCTTAGATTGCTTGAGGCCAAAACCCGTATCAAGATCGCAGTCGGCGGCAGGGGAAGCGCCAAGAGCACCGGCGTCGGCGACATTATGCTGATGTTCGCTGACTACGGGGATCGCATCTGCTGCACCAGGGAATTCCAAAACTCCATTGATGACTCGGTACACGAGAACCTTAAGCTAGAGATTGAGCGGCTAGGGCTTGAAGACAAGTTTGAAGTCATGGCCACTGAGATACGCGGCAAGAACGGCGGCGAAGTGTTCTACAAGGGTCTATCCCGGAACATTACCAGCCTTAAGTCGCTCGCCGGGGTCAAAAAGCTGTGGATTGAGGAAGGGGAGTCAGTCTCTACCAATAGCCTCCGAGTGCTAACCCCGTCCATCCGCTCAAGCGCCGCCGCCAACGTGTCGGAAATCCATGAAGCCCCTGAAATCTGGATAACCATGAACAGGGGCAGCACAAAGGACGCTGTAGCGGTCAAGTACCTGAGTCGCGCAGAGCCTGACCTTGCAAAGCAGGGATGGTATCAGGATGAACTGATGACCGTGGTGGAGCTGAATTGGAGGGATAACCCCTGGTTTCCTCCTGAGTTGGACATGGAGCGCCGCGACGACTTTGAAAATCTCCCGAGGGCCGAATACGACCACATATGGGAAGGCCGATACTCGGACACTGTGCCTAACGCCATCATTGAACCCGCTTGGTTTGATGCCTGCATAGACGCCCACATAGCATTGGGGTTTGAAGCCTTGGGGCAGGAGCGCGTAGCCTATGACCCTGCCGACACGGGCGACGCCAAGGCAGTTGCATCCTGCCACGGTTCGGTAATCACCGAGGTTAAATCGACTGATGCAGGCAGGATAGACACCGCAACCGATTGGGCGACCACCTTTGCCATTGATAAGCGCCCCGATACCTTCACCTATGACGCCGATGGGATGGGTGCAGGCTTGACCAGGCAGATCACAGACGCGCTCACAGGTAAGAAGATACACGTTGAAGCCTTCCGAGGGTCAGAGGCTGCTGATAACCCTGACCAGATATACCAGCGCACAGATAGCGATGTGAAGCACAATAAGACCAACAAAGAGACCTTTGCCAATAAGCGGGCGCAATACTACTGGATACTCAGGGACCGGATGTACCGCACCTACCTAGCAGTGGTGAAGGGGCAGAAGCTCTACAACCCTGATGAACTGATTAGTTTTAGCTCAGGGATTAGTGAAATCACCGCGCTCAGGGCCGAGCTGTGCCGCATCCCGCGTAAGTTCAACAATTCGGGCAGGATTCAGTTAGTGTCAAAGCCCGACATGCTCAAGATGGGCATTGATTCCCCCAACATGGCTGACGCGGTAATGATGCTCATGCGTCAGGCTGACGTTAACCCGGCAGTGGTAAAACTTAACTTCAAAAGGCTCGGATAATGCCTACTCCCTGGGAAATAGCGCAACAGACCTTTCTTCGACAGAGGCTTGTCACCGAAGCTCACCCGGTTTATGCGCCTGATGGTAGCGTCACGTTTATATCCGTGCCTTGCCCGAAAGAGCCGGAAATTGATACCCAAGAGGGTCAAGAGTAATGCCCACGCAAAAGAACTATGAAGATCACGCATGGATGCTGGAGGCGCTCAAGAAAGCGCAGGACGATGACCACGATAACCGTGAAGCAGCAAGGGAAGCGCACAGGTTCGTCAATGACCGGGACGGTCAATGGGAGGACAATTGGCGCGAGGTCTACAACGGGCGTCCTCGCTATACCTTCGATATTACTAATCCTATGCTGGAGCAAATTCAGGGCTCGATTGCCAAGTCTGATTACTCAATCAAGGTTCTCCCGGCAGGCGGCAAAGCAACAAAGAAAGCCGCGAAGAAGTACGAGGGCATTGTCAGGCACGTTGAGGCCATCAGTAACGCCAATGAGATTTATAGCAAGACTGGCAGATCTACGGCGGTTGAGGGGTGCAACGGGGCCGAGGTGGTAGCAGCGTATCAGGACGGTGATTCATTCGACCAGGATTTGATGATTGCCACAGTACCGAACTGGCTTAACCGGGTTTGGCTTGGCCCGCACACAGAACAGGATGGCTCAGACGCACCTTATGGGTGGAAGCTCGTAGGGATGACCCAGGACGAGTACGAGGCCAAATACCCTGACCGCGAGATACCCTCCAACGTATCAACCGACGAATCATCACAGCCGATGCGCTACGGCGGGCGCGATGACCTGATATTGGTGGGGACGTTTTACTACAAGAAGCCTGTCGAGCGCGAGCTGGTCATCATGTCCAACGGGCAGACCTACGTTGTTGACGATGACTTCACCGCCTTGGCTGACGAATTAGCCGCTTTGGGTGTTACTGAGCTGCGCCGCCGCACCCGCACCGTGATGAAGGTATGCACGCGCATATTCGACAATGACGATTGGATTGAAAAGGCCAAAGAGACTGTTTTCGAGAACTGGATTCCCTTGGTCCCCTGTTACGCCAATTTCGACTATGTGGACGATTGCGTCCAATACTACGGCGCTGTCGAAAAGATGATGGACTGGCAGCGCGTCTATAACTATGGCATGACGCGAAAGATTGAGGATGTAGCGTTTTCGCCTCGGTCCAAATACTGGATTACCGCCAAGCAAGCGCAGGGACACGAAGCAACCTTAGCAACCCGGAATACCAATAACGACCCTGTTCAGCTTTGGAACCCTTGCCCCGAAACGCCCGGTG